GCAGCTTCCACCAAAACGGCCATCGCTGCGGCAAACACTGCCACCCAGCAGGCCACCGCCGCTGCGGGGAGCGCTTCCACCGCCGTCACCAAGGCCGGGGAAGCATCTGCCAGCGCGGGTGAAGCATCCACCAGCCGTCAGGCCGCAGAAAAGGCTCAGAAAGCCGCAGAGGATGCTGCGAAGCTTGCCGGAACACGGGCAGGTACGGACAAGACCCTGTCCGTGCCCGATGCACCGGCAGACGCAAAGACCGTGGGCGACAAGTTCAAGAGCATCAAGACCGACTGGAATTCCGTGACGGATAAGCCGGAGACGTTTCCACCGAGTGCGCATAACCACTCGAAATTGGAGTTCGAGAACAAGAATGAAGTGAATTTTGTTGGCATTCCAGGAAACAACACAGTCTACTGGGGATACCGAGACAACACCATTGATGAGTATCGGTTTAATGACGGTCGAGGAAGCGGCGCTTTTGCAAATGTCAGGGCCAACAAATTCATTGGTTCGCTGGATGGTAATGCAGAGACCTCCACAAAAACAACCGGCATAACCGACTATAATAGCTCATCCAGAACAATCCAAGTCGGCTATGAGGGCGACGGCCTTAATACGTCGAATCTGACGCACATTGCCGGTTATACGGATGACGGTACGAAGATCAAAGATGTTTCCAAGGATGTGCTGAAAAGCTGGCTCGGGGTTAGCACCATCACATCCCAAACCAGTGACCCCGGTGCGGGAAGCAGCCTTGCAACCGGCTCTATCCTGCTGGTGTACGTATAAGGAGGAGAGAACATGGCGATTTATACCGGAATCGGCGGAAGTGCCAAATCGGTCTCCAAGATCTACATCGGCGTGGGCGGTACCGCAAGGCAGGTACACAAGGGCTATATCGGCGTGGACGGCGTAGCCAAGAAGTTCTATGACGGCGGCAATCCCATCAGTTCCTTTGCATTGGGGACTGAATTTGGCATCTCAGACCCAAGCGGCAACAAGACCTACTGGTATAAGCTGATCCATAAGGGCGTTCCGGGCGGCGGGTTGTACGACAGCACGGCCAACGGTGCATGGCTCTGGAGAACAGACATTGCGGCATCCACTTCCATCAGTGGCAGTTACATCTACGGCTACGAAGGGTGGGCACTGGACAACTGGTGTGTCAACTACCCGGGCGGAAATATCACACCCAGTGTGGCAAACCGCCTGATGACCGTTCATCTGCCCTACGTGAAGCGGGCGGATTACGATTCGGCCAAGGTTTCCTCCGGCTCAAATGGCCTTTCGAGAAAGTGCTTTTTGCTTTCCGCGGTCGAGATGGGTGTTTATACATGGCAGGGCATGGATGGCCTGATGGCACAGGAGGGCGCAAAGCTGGACTACTTCGACTACACGACTGCTGCTACCGACAAACGAAAAGCAGACACTGAATACTGGACACGCTCCAAGCGAACCCATAACGGCAACTATATGTATACGTTTTATGCGGACGGAAGTTTCTCCAGTACAGGCCGCCACAGAGAGGACTCGTACGGTCTGCGCCCCTGCATCGTGCTGCCGCTGAACACGCTGGTGACAACGATTAAGTTCTTCTTTGATAATAACTATATTTTCTGAGCACCCGGAAAGGAGATTTCAAAATGGAAGAAACAACGATCCGCCCCGGGTACACGATTCCGACCGAGACCGACGGCACCCCGGCAGATTACAGCGCAATCGAGGCTGCTGTGAACGCGCACAACCAAAATGCACAGCCCGGGGAAGCTTACTGGGGTATCCGGTTATGCGGGGCGGAATACGAGGTGTACGAATACGGAGAAGTGCCACAGCCGCCGACCGCCGAAGAGCTGGCCGCACAGGAAAAGGCCCATAGGGAAGCCCAGCAGCGGCAGGAGGTACTGGACAAGCTGCCGGAGACGCTGGAAGCGCTGAAAAACGAAAACGAGATGCTGAAACAGTGTCTGCTTGAGATGAGCGAGACTGTCTATGCATAAAATCACACAAAAAATCGAAAGGATGGCACTTATGATGGCTATGTTATGGGCACAGGAAATTATGTCTGCTGAGACCGTGGAGGAGGCAAAAGCTCTGTATGAGCGCTGCCCCCGCTTGCTGAAGGAGAAGGTCAAGGCGATTCTTATCAAGAGCGGCTTTGAGGAAATCACACAGTAAGGAGGACGCTATGGCTGAAATTATGGATGTCTCCCGCTGGCAGGGGAGCATCGACTGGGACAAGGTCAAGGCAAGCGGCCTTGTCTCCGGCGTGATGATCCGCGCCATGGGCAACAGCAAAGAGGGCAAACCCAGCAAGCCCTACATCGACCCCTTCTTTGCCCGCAACTACGCCGAGTGCACCCGACTGGGCATCCCGGTGGGCGTGTACGGCTATTTCAAGGCCACCACCAAGGCGCAGGCAGACAGGGAGCTGGCCCTGTTCAAGCAGGCGCTGGGCGGCAAGACGTTCCAGCTGCCGGTTGCCGTGGACATTGAGGACAAGCTGCAGGAAGCCCTGAGCAAGGCCGCCCTGACCGACATCGTGGCCCACTGCCTGAGCGTGGTGGAGAGCTGGGGCGTGTACGCCATGCTGTACACCGGCCTGAACTTCGGGCAGACCAACCTTTACATGGGTGGCGCGGCCCTCAAGCCCTACGACGTATGGCTGGCGGCCTACCGCACCAAGAAGCCCGCTCCCGGCTGGGCCTTCGGCATGTGGCAGTACACCAGCAGCGGCAAGATTCCCGGCATTGCCAAAGGCGCAGACCTGAGCGTGGCCTACAAGGACTACGCGGGCATCATCCAGCGGGCCGGGCTGACGAAAGTGAGAGGAGCATAAGTGATGAGCAAGAAGCTTTTTATCAGCCAGCCTATGCACGGCCTATCGGACGAGCAGGTGCTGCAGGAGCGCGCCGCAGTGATCGGGAAGGCAAAGGCCGTGTTTGGTGACGATGCGGTTCCTCTGGAAACGTTCTTTGAGGACTTTGGCCCCGATGCGAAGCCGCTGGATTATCTGGCACGCAGCATCGAGTTTCTGGCTAAGGCTGACGTGGCGGTTTTCGCCCCGGGCTGGGAGTACGCACGCGGCTGCCGCATTGAGCGGCAGTGCGCCGAGGAATACGGTATTCCGGTAATGGAGGTGTGAGACCGATGGAGACGATTCTGGCCGCTGTGATCACCGGCGGCGTGACGCTGATCGGTGTGCTGATTGCCAACGGCAAGACGCAGGCCGTGACCGAGACCAAGCTGGAGGAGCTGACCCGGGAGGTGCGGATGCACAACAACTTCGCCCAGCGGGTGCCGGTGATCGAGGAGCAGCTGAAAGTGGCAAACCACCGCATTGCCGATCTGGAAGAACATGAATACGAAAGAGAAAGGAACTGACCTATGATGAACCGAAAAATCCCCGCCGCGACCATTGCCCGCACCGTCGTACTGGCACTGGCCCTCGTCAACCAGCTGCTGAGCGCGGCAGGCAAGCCGGTGCTGCCCATCGACAGCGCCAGCGTGGAGCAGTGGGTGACGGCTGGCCTGACCACCGCTGCCGCCATCTGGGCATGGTGGGAGAACAACAGCTTTACTCCCGAGGCCATCCGCGCCGATGAGTTGCTGGATCAGATGCAGGGGAAGATCAAGTAAGAGTACATAGCAGAAGCCCCGGTGCTCCGCATGGATGGAGTACCGGGGATTTTTACTTTTTTGCGTATTTTTCCTTATATTCTTTCCACGATTGTATGCTGTGCTTCGGCTCACAGTCTGGGCAGTACTTTTGAAATCCATTTTTTAAGATAAAAGGCTTCCCACAGTCAGCACACGAGTATGCTTCTCCAAGCCTTCTTGCTGTCCCGTTTTTTCGTCTCTGAGCACATAGACGATTACTTTCTCTTTTGGCCTTTTTTCTACACTCAGGGCATCGGAGAGCTTTTTTTGAGCCTGCAACAAAATGCGCGCCGCAGTCAATACATACTGCTTCAAAAGAAAAACACGAATTCCCTTTTACGCCGTGCAATTCTTTTATGACTTCTTTGCACTCTTGACAGTAAGCGGTAAACATGTTTCCTGTAAAAGATTTTCCGCACCTTTTACAAGTGCATTCCTTTGGCACATCTGTCACTTTGATGCACCCGCACGATTTTGCGTTCCGGATGCTACCCCAAAGCATAATTTTTTCGCATCCGCAATGAGAGCAGCGCACTTTCCAGCAGGTTAGCAAATTTCCGGACTTACTTTTTCTTGATGGGGCCTCTGCGATGACTTCAAGCGTCCCGTGTTTTTCCCCGATGTGATTTTTCTTCGGCGGCATCTCTTACACTTCCTTCACTTTATGCATCACCACAGGTGTCTCTACGTCTCCAGCACCAACAAAAATCGGAGAAAGCCATTTCAGTACCAGCTTTCTTTTATCCGGTTCAGACTTCGAGCCTGTCCAGAAGTGGTGCCAGTGCCCACGGCGCATGTGCGGCCGCTTCTGCTGGTGGCTGCCAGTGCGGGCCGAGGCATCCTCATCGGCGGCGCGCCTGGATTGCTCACGGAGCGATGCGCCTACACGCATACCGACATCCCACTTCCTGATCTCTGCATACCGGTCTTTGACGGTGCGGCTGTGCTTTGTGACGGTCTTTTGCTCTGGATCGGGGACGATCTCTGCGTTGGATGCGCATAGATACAGCACCACTTGCAAGGCACAGCGCAAAAGAGAGATGACAGCATCTCTTTGCTTTTTCTCCCGCCGCGCCACCGTGGCAAGGTGGGCGTTTCCGCTCTGTGCCCGCTTCTTGACAGCGGCATCAAAGCACACGTCAAGGCTTTCTCCATCAAGTGGAAGGTCAAAGGGATAGCATCCGCCACTTTCCCCGAGAAAGACAAAGCTCAGAAGAACTTTTTGCTCTTTCGTGTCCCATCCCAGATAAAAGAAAAAGCCATGAATTCCGGTCAGGTACACATCAAGGCCGGGGCTCTCTACATAGAAGCAGCTGTAAGGCAGATAGTCAAAGGCGGCTGCCGGAATGTCCATATCATCCTGCGCATAAAGCACGGCGGCAAAGTCTGGGTCTACCACAAAGACCTCTTTATCCTTTCGCCACTGGGCGAGGGCAAGCGTCAATCTGGGCTGCGGGATGTCGATATCTGCACCTTTTTTCCCGGCGGCGCTTTCTTGGCAGAAAATGCTTGCCGCTGTGGCTGTCTCGATGGGGGCGAAGCATCTGTCTGGGCACCCTGAATTTTGTACGCCTATGGGCCGGGACACGTCAATGATCTGCCAGACCTTTGGCATGACCCTTGTGATCTCCTTCAGAATGGCAAGAGGTGGGTATATCTTTTCCATGCTTACTCCTCTCTGGACAAAAATATCTTGTCGTGATATACTTTTTCCATACCTCTAAGTGTGTGAGGTATGTTTTCCGTAAAAGCCCCCGGGCGGCGTTCGCGCGTCACCTGGGGGCTTCTTTTATTTAATCTTCATCAGGATCAAACGCTAAGAGCCGGGCACCGTCTCTCTCGATATCTTCTCTGAGCTCTGACAGCGTTTTCTGTTCGGCTTCGTACTTTGCGTCAAAGTCATCAATGAGATCTTTGACATTAAACCAGGCAATTTCAAGATCGTCGTTGCCTTCGTATTTGCAAACCTGCATGTCCCCGTCCCGATTCCACTTCAGGGCACGGTAGTTGTACTTCGTTCCAAAGACACAACCGTCCATACCGCTGACCACGTCGCGTGCATTCCAGATTTTCTTGAGCATGTTCTGAGAAAGCTTCATAACTTTGAACCTCAATGATGTTGTGTGTTGTATTGTTTTCCGTGATTTTATTATAGCACATCTGCAAGCAGATGTAAAGAGAAATTCAGGTGTTTTTTGAATCTCTCTGAATCAGATCCAGAATGTAGGCGTTCGTGCTGGAAAACCCTTTTTCTCGGGCCTGCACGTTGATGGAATCACGGCTTCCGGCGGGAACCCTGACGACAATGTTTTCATACTTTTCACGGTTGAATGCGTTCTTGTACTTCTGCTGGTCAAACTTTTCCATGTGATTCTCCTTACAAAAATGGCCCCCAGATGGGGACCTGCGTCATTAGTAGATCTTCACGCCCAGTTTTTCGGCTGCGGCATTGACGACGGATTCAAAAGTATCGCCGTCCGCGGCGTTCCACTCATTTTCCATACCGGCGGCCTTACACAGCTCCGCGCACAGGTCGTTATCCCACTCGGCGGCGTTGCGGATGTCAGCGGCGATCTCAATAGCGTTTCTCAT